TGTCGAGCCCCTCCGGCGTCCGCCCGCCGGACTCGACGATCAGCGTCGGCTCGCCGAGATGCCGCAGCAGATGGTCGAGCTTGGCGGCGATGTCGCCGGCATCCAGATCCACCACCACCGTCTGCATTTGCCGGATGTCGGCGGACTTCGCGCGTCCGTGCTCGCCCACCGTGCCGGGAACGACGTAGAACGCCGCTCCCTCGCGTGCCGCCCAGCCGGCGAAGTTGACCGCCTTCCCGGCAACCATGCCATCGGCCTCGACCCAGATGTTGTGCGGACGGCCGGCGAAGCCCTGACCCTTGTCGATGAAACCGCGGAACGGGATCCAGCCCTCGCAGTAGCCGAACACGACGTCGAGAAAGACGGCAATCTGCGCCGCATCCGGCTCCAGATCGAACGGGTCGTCGTCTGTCACCGTCGGCACGTCGTTGAAGTCGCGCCATGGGTTGAAGTGGATGATGTTGTCGCCGTCGTCGGTCATGCCGGCACGCTCCAACAGCGCCGCGACCAGGCGCACATCCGGCATTCGTGATGGTCAGGATTGGCAGCGAGGCGCGGCAGCAGATCGCCGGCTTCGGTCGCCCGCAGGATGCGCACCGCGCGGTCGCTCATCCGCTGCGCCAGCCCGCCGTCGAACGGCACCGGTTCGTGGTGGAGTTCGGCGGTGTCCTTGTTGACGGCGGTGAACAGCGCCGGGTTGGCGGAGATGCCGGCGACGCTGCCTTCCATGTACGCCTGGTAGACGGCCAGCTGCGCGGCGTAGACCGGCTTCGATACCACAACACCCTTCTGCGCAGTCTCCTTCCACGACCGGGCGTTCATCGTCTTGCATTCCCACAGCGCCGGGTAGCCCAACCCTGGCAGCCTGGGGCCATCGGCGAGGATGCCGTCGACGTGGCCGCGGATGCGTCCGCCGGCAACGGAGAAGCCGAACTGACCGCCGTCCGGACGATTGCCCCTGCGGGTGTAGAGATCGAAACCGGCGGCGCGCAGCCAGCCGGCGGCGAGATCCTCGAGCGCATGGCCGATGGCAAAGATGCGTAGGGTGCGGCCGTCGAAACCGACGCCCTCGTCCTTCGGCGCCTGCGCGTACTCGAACTGTAGCGCCCGCTCACAAGGCACGCCGAGCCGGGAGCCGCCGAGATAGGTCCGCGGTGCCGTCGCCCGGTCACCGGCCTGCAGGCCGGCATCGATCTCGGCGTTGACGAGATCTGTGAATCTGGGCCGCGAGTTGAAGTCGAGCATCAGAACGGCACCTCCGAGCCGTCCTGCCTGGCTGTGGCGTGCATGGCATCCTGGAAGCCGCCTACGGCGACCTCGATCAGCGTCAGCACCTGCTCTTCGCTCATGTCGCAGAGGCGCCGCTCCCAGCCGATCTCCTCCATGATCTCGGCGACCCGCTTCATTGCGGCGTGCAGCGCCGCTTTCTCCTCCGGCTGCAGGTCAAACATGCCAGCCGAATCCCTGTGCCGCCGCACCAGTAGCCCAGACAGCCAATCGAGCAGAACCACTGCGAAGGCTCCGGCGGCTTCCGCGGTGCCGGGTCGAACCAGCCAAAGCCAGAGGCCGGCTGTCGGCAGACCGCGCAGAGCACGCCGCGCGGATGCCAGAATTGCGGTCGGGCAAAAGGGGCTGCCGGCCATCACGCCGCCCTCCCCAGTCCCCTCTGCTCGGCGGCAAACACCAGCGCGCGGATGCCGGTGCGATTGAAGCGAAAAGTCAGCAGGGCCGACGCCTGGTAGCGGGTGAGCCCGAAATCCTGCCGGTACTCCGCCGGCAGATAGGCGAGCTGCTTCTCGGTCGGCGGCTGCTTCAGCCAGGATCGCGTCTTGTGGGCGCTCTCGTCGGTCTCGTTCTCGTTCAGCCAGTCGTCTGCGGCGGCGAGGCAGATGGTGCGCTCGCCGATGCCGAGCAGGCGCGGGTTGTTTCCTCGTCCGCCGCCGATGGCGTACCAGCGGCCGTTCAGGAAGAAGACTCCTCCCCAGGCGTTGAAGCCGTTGGCGACCAGCGCCGCATCGTCGCCGAACAGATCGCACCATTGGAAACTGGAGCGTTTCAGGAGGTTGATCTCGCTCATGGCGAAGTCGCCGAGCTGAACGATCTCGCCTCCCTCGCCACCGCTCGCCGCGAACAGGTATCCGCACAGCGGACACTCCGGAACGCCGAGCGGGACGATGGCGCCACAGTCCGGACAGGTCTTGGTCGGCGCCTCGCCGTCCGCCTTGCGGCCGATCAGGTCGACGTCCTGCTCCAGCGAGCCGTGCAGCAGCGACGACGTGCCGAAGTCGAGGACGATGCAGTCGGTCTTGACGACGCCCGGATGCTCCTGCGGATCGACAGTGCGCAAGCCGCGACCGACCATCTGGATCATCGTGCACTTGAACGAACTGGGCCTGAGCAGGACGACGCAGCTGGTCGGCGGATGGTCCCAGCCCTCGGTCAGCACCGCGACGTTGACCACCACCTGGAGCCCGCCCGCGGCGTAGCGCGCCAGCACCGAGCGCCGTTCCTTCTCCGGCATCTCGCCGGTAACGAGCGCCGCCTCGGTACCAGCATCATTGAAGGCGGCCGCGACGTTGCTGGCGTGATCCACCGTCGAGCAGAACACCACCGTCTGCCGGTCGCCGGCTTTCTCGCGCCAGTGACGGATCACCGCGTCGGTCACCGGCGAGCGGTTCATGATCGCGTCGACCTCGGCCATGTCGAAGTCGTCAGCGGTCCGCCGCACCTTGCTCAGCTGGTCCTGGAGGCCGACGTCGATGACGAAGGTGCGCGGCGGCACCAGGTGGCCGGCGGCGACCAGTTCGCCGATGCGGATCTGATCGGCGACGTTGGAGAACACCTCGCGCAGGCCCTTGCGGTCGCCGCGGTTGGGGGTGGCGGTGACGCCGTAGAGCTTGAGATCGGGATTGCGCTCCCGAGCCCGGTCGATGATCCGCCGGTAGGTATCAGCGGCAGCGTGGTGCGCCTCGTCGATCACCATCAGATCGAGGGCCGGCATCGCGTCGAGATTGGCCGGCCGAGCCAGCGTCGGCACCATCGCGAACGTGACCTGCCCGGCCCAGGACTTCTCCTTCGCGTCGACCACCGAAGTGGCGATCGCCGGATGGACGCGGCTGAACTTGCTGCGATTCTGCTCGGTCAACTCGTCGCGATGGGCGAGGACGCAGGCCTTGGCCGCACCGCCGCCGACCAGATCGCCGGCGACGGCCGACAGCATGATCGTTTTTCCGGCACCGGTCGGGGCCACGCCCAGGGTGTTCGAGTGTTCGCCGAGCGCGCGAACGCTGCGCTCGACGAACAGCCGCTGTCGCGGTCTGAGCAGCATGGCTACGCGGTCCGGTCACTGTGCCCAGGTCGGGCGGATGCCGGACTTCGGCTGCGCCGGAACCGCGGCGGCCGCAGGCGCGACGACTGGCGCCGCTGTGACGGCTCCGCCCATGTACTTGGCGTAGTCCCGGTGGTCCGGGGTGATCGCCTTGCGGATCTCGTTCTTCGGATCGCCGTTGACGTCCTCGCCGACGTCGACGCGGGCGAGGAACTCGATGCCGTCGAGGTCCTGGAAGCCACTGATGCGGCGAGCCGCCTGCGCATGCGGCGAGGTGTCCTTGTCCGAGATGCCGCGCGCCGAGTTGAGGATGCCGCGGATCAGGGCGCGGCCCATGTTCGCCCACTCCGGGCCCTTCGGGCTGAAGAGGCCGATCAGCGTGAAGATCTTGCGCCGGGCATACGGGCCTTCGAGGACGGTGAATTCGGCGTTGAGGTAGACGGCACCGCTGTCGCCACGCGTGGCATAGCCGCCGGTCCAGCCCTGCGCCGGGTCGTCGTAGCCGCCCGGGCGGATGGTGAGGCCCGCCTTGATGATCGTGCCCTTCGGCATGATGGACGTGTTCTGGGCGTCGTTGAAGTCGTTCCAGGAAGCGCTCATGGTGGGAAAGCTCCTTATCGTCATGCTTGCGATGGTTGAGGGGTGTCGGCGTCACGAGAGGCGGGGCGGCCAAACTCCATCCTCTCGTGCGCCGGCTTCACGGGGCCGCGGATCTTCGCCATCAGCCGGCCCAGGTGCGGCTCTTCGATCATGTCGAGCCGGCCCGAGCGGTCCTTCGCCGGATACTTCCATGGGTTGAGCGTGTGACAGACGAAGGCGCGATAAGACGACCCGTCATCGGCCGGGATCTCGGCCATGGTGACGACCTCGTCGACGATGCCCGGCAGTTCGCTGCCCGTCTTGGCGCCATCGATCTGCGGCGCGAAGGTGCGGCGGTTGAAGTCGTCGAACTTCTCGTCGAGGATCCCGACGAACCAGACGTTCTTGTTCCGCGTGTGCTGCAGCTGGGTAAGCCAGCCGATCATCTCGCGGCCGTGCAGTCCGTAGGTGCCTCGGATGTCGGGCCTGCCGGTTTTCTCGGAGATCGCCTCGGGCTGCCCCTTGCACCACTGGAAGCAGAGACGTCCGGCAACGGTGATCGAGTCGACGAAGATCGTCTCGTAGCAGTCGAGCACGGCGGGGTCGCCGAAGCGCTCGCAGACGGCGTCATAGTGGGCCTGGCCGTACGCCTGGTCGTCCCGCAGCGCCGGGTTGGGGCCACCGATGAACACGGCGAAGTCCCGGCACTCCTGCCAGGTCCGTGGCCGCACCGTGTCGCCGGGCCAGCCCTCGACGGCGAGGTCGCCCGCCTCCAGGTCGAGGAACAGCGTTTCGCCCGACGGCAGGGTCCACAGCAGCGTGGTCTTCCCGATGCCGCTGATCCCCAGCAGCACCGCCTTGACGCCGCGGCGCTCCCTGAGCCGCTCGTCGGCGGTGATGATCCGGAAGCCGGTGGTAAACCCACGCTCGCGATCGAAGTTGACGACGGTGCCGACGGTTTCGGGGTGGGGGGCGGCCATCACGCGGCCTCCGTTTCCCGGCGCGCCTCGATCACGTACCGCGGCTTGGCCAACCGGACAGTGCGGGCCGGCTCGAACAGACGGCGGATATGCTGCGGCCACGCGGTGTACGCGCGCTCGCTGACCTCGTAGGTGGTCCGCACGTATTCCGCGTGATCGTCGCCGGCCTGGCGGATGCGGGCGACGAAGGCCGCCAGCTTGTCCTGGTCCCAGTCGACGCGCTTCGCTACGTCGGCGACGATGACGAACGTGCCGTCGCCGAGCCGCACCCGTCCGCTGTCCTTGCCGTCTGCGGCGCGGAGTTGCAACGCCCGATCACCGAACCGGACGTCGAGCCCGGCGTTCAGCCGCGCTTCCGCGTCGGCAACGAAGGCCTTCATCTCGGTGAGGCTGTCCGCGAGAGCGGCGAGAAGTTCGATCGGCTGCGCCGCCACCTTGCCGGGCGGCCAGTCGCGCAGCTGGTTGAGGGTGACCTTATCCATCGCTTGGCGTGCTCCTTCCGTCACGTCGCGCTCCTCGCTTCCGTCGGTGGGAGTGGCAGCCGGGCTCCGACGCGGCCTCGGAGCAGTGCCGTCGAGGTATTTCCCATGCGGGTGTTGCATTCCCTCGAAAACCCGGCGCCGAAACCAGGTTCAGGCGCTGCGCGGCGCCATTAGGCTCGTCGGATCAGTGGAAGTGCAGCTGCGCAGCTGTTCCTGCTCGAACGCCTCGATATCGGCGAGGCGGTAGGCGATCCTGCCGCCAAGCTTCAGGAACTTCGGCCCCTGTCCGAGCCAGCGCCACCGCTCCAGCGTCTTGGGGGAGATACCCCAGCGCTCGGCCAACTGCTTCTGATCAAAGTGCTTGATGGTCACGGGCGATCTCTCCGGTTGCGTCGCATCCACGAGAGACACAGTACGCCCCTGCGGAGGGGGAGATCGGGGGGACTACACATCGAATCGGGCGGAGCCACCTTCCTCCTTGACCAGTTTTTCCCAGGCAGAGTGCTTCTTGAACAGATCGCGAAGGCGCGTGCCGATCGGGAAGCCGAGGTCATCCATCATCTCGGCGGTGCTGACCTGCTCAACGCCGTCCAGCCAACGCTCATGCATGTACTCGATCACTTGCCTTTGCTTGTCGCCGCGGAACATGAAGGTCTCGCCCTTCGCGCGGACGATGCGGAAGTCAGCATTCGCCTCAATCAGCTGGGCAGTCCTCTGCGGCCGCAAGCCACCGAAGACGCCCCCGATCACGTCCAAGTCCAGGCTGAGTCCTGTTTCGTCGCCACGCAGGCAGTCGGCGAGAGCGATGATTTGATGCTGGCCAGGAATGCGGACGTGCCGAGCAAGGCGGCGCGTGGTGGCTAAGAGCACGCCCGGCGGGCGCCCGGCGCGTCGCGCCAGTGCATCGCAGACTCCATCCAGGGTCCGGGAGGTTGACAGTCGCCGACCGAGGAGAAGCGTGGCTTTTCGTTTGCCGATCCACGCATCCCCGAGATCCCAGAGGATGTCGGGAACCAGGCATTGCCATCGCTGCGGTCCTGTAACCTTCAGTGCCGCAGCAATGAATCCAAGGAACCAGTCCAAGTCGACCCGGTACCGCGTGAGCCGCTCATTGTCGACCTTCACCCAGCCGGCCGAGGGACTGAAGTAGGCGTAGCCGCCGACCTCAGCGCGCCAGGTGACGTGCACGGGCAGGTCGTCATAATCGGCCATTCCCGTGGTCACCGGCTCGTACCCGTCATCCTTCAGGGCGCCAGCATGGATGAGTGCCGCTCCAGCATCCGGGTAGAAGTCGTGAAGGGCGGCGCCCGAGAGCCGTGCCTCGGGCGCCTCCATCAGCGTCAGCAGCAGATCGATAGCGTCGGCCCCGAGGACGGAGGCCGCGTCAGACATCACAGAGGAACCCCCAGCGCCGCAGGTACTTCTCGCCAACGAGCCGCTCCCGATCCGTCTTGCCCTTGAGGTCGCAGCCGTTCGGCATGGTGATCGTCACCGGCAGCGTCCGTCCGCCGCCGTCAGCTGGCGCCGCATGGAAGCGAATCGTCAGCCGGATCTGGGTGATCAGGCAGGCGCCCTCAAGCGGGTTGCCGTCGCCGAACCGGTCGGCAGCCGCATCCCAGATGTTGCGCGTCGCTTTGCGCAAGCACTCCAGGGTATAGCGCTCGCCCGGACTGGCGATCGGCATCAGCCGCAGCAGCTTCACCTGCACCAACTCGATTCCGTCGTCGGGATCGGTCGGAAAGCCGAAGGGACGGAACAGGACGGAGAGGTCGTAGCGGCGAAGCTTGATTTTCTCGCCCTTGAACTCGGCGCTGAGAAGCTCACGCGCAAACATCCGCGCGATCTCCGCCCGACTCTCGCGGTCCGGCGCCACCACCTCGACCACACCGGTCGCGGGCTCGTAGGTGAGCGCCGCTTCGTACACCGGTCGCCGCGGGCGGCGCACCAAATTGCCGTTCTCGAACTCAAGGAAGTCGTCGGCAGCGCCGTCACGGTAGATGGTCAGCTGAACCAGATCGCTGTCGCCGTCGTCGAAGGTCGGGCGTCCGGTGGAACAAGTCGATCTCGACGTTCGGCGATCCGAACTGCTTGCCGACGGCTGATTTCAACGCGGCGATGCTGCCCGGCGTTTCGTCGATGCGCAGCCGCGGCGGAACGACGAACCCGTCCCACATCCGGCCCTGGCGGCGCTCGTCGGTGTAGCGTGACTCCTCCGCCCGCCGAAAGCCGGCAGGATCATTCAGGAACAGCCACAGAGCCCGCTCATGGCCGTTGCAGAGAGCCTCGATCTTCGCCCGGTCGGAAACGACGCCGAGGATGGCGGTCTGTCCAACCTCGTCGGCCATCGTGGTGATCCTGTCGGCATCGAGCAGCAGGCGTGCGCGTTCCAGATCGGACAGCGCGTCGACGGCGCGCAGCAGCGGCTTTACAACCTCCGCTTCGGCGCCGTTCCAGTTCACCGGTTCGGGCAGCGAAAGCCCGACGGCCTCGAAGTAGAAACGAAGGCTGTCGACCGGGGTATTACGGATGAAATGTGCGATGCCAGGCATCGAAAAGGTATCCTTTCGGTTCGTTTCATGTCGGAAGCGTCCTGCACCGCCCTACTCCCTTCTGCCTTCATCGGCGTTGCTTGGTTGAGCATCGGCCCAGCCCAGACAGCGCCGTGGATGCCGTTCTGTTTGTCTATATCATTTGTTCGGCATATCGAACTTCCGAGAATGTCGTCGTGCTGGTTCCAAATTTCAAGTACTAATGGTATGTCTATAGAGAACAGAACGAACATAGAACATGGGAAGGGTGCTGTGCTATGACCACGCTGAGCGACAAGATCAAGCGGTACCGGAAAGAGAAGGGCCTGACCCTGGAGCAGCTCGGCGAACTGACCGGATCAAGCAAGAGCTACATGTGGGAGCTGGAGAACCGCAATTCGCCGCGGCCGTCGGCGGAGAAGATCGCCCGCATCGCGGCGGCCCTCGGGTTGACACCCGAGTTCCTGATGGACGATGAGCGGGATTCGCCCGAGCCCAACGACATCGATCTCGCCTTCTTCCGCAAGTACCAGAAGATGCCGGGCGACACGAAAAAGCGGCTGCGGCAGATCCTCGATGCCTGGGACGAGCCCGAATGAAAGAGCCGTCCTCTGGCAAGGGCTGGGCGATTCGCCTGACCCGGATGCTCGATCAGGTGCTCGGCCCGGAGCGCTTTCCGGTCGATGTCACAGCCCTGGCCCTCGACTACTCGCGGCAGTGTTTCTCCGATCCCGTCACCATGGTGAAGGGAGAAGCGCTTCAAGGGTTCGAAGGCGGCCTATTCCGCAACCGCAAGGGCAAGGCAGCGTGGGGCATCGTCTACAACAGTGCGCTGCCGGTTCGCGGGCGGATCAATTTCGTTCTCGCCCATGAGTTCGGCCATTACCTGCGGCATCGCCACGACCTCGACGAGTTCCTGTGCAGCCAGCGCGACATGATCGAGTGGGATCGCGAGGATCAGGCGCGTGAGACCGATGCCAACCAGTTCGCCTCGTACCTGCTGATGCCGATCGCTGACTTCCGCAGGCAGCTTGCGGGCCAGAAGATCACGCTCGATGGTCTCGCCCACTGCGCCGAGCGCTACAGCGTGTCGCTGACCGCCGCCATCCTGAAGTGGCTGGAATTCACCGAGGAGCGAGCCGTCCTGGTCATCGCGCGAGACGGCTTCATTCTGTGGTCCCGGTCGAGTGGGCCGGCACTCAGGTCTGGCGCCTACTTCCGCACGCGGAATGTGATGTGTCCGGTTCCCGAGATGTCGGTAGCATCCGGTCGACGCGGCGACGCTCGCAAGCGCGACGCCGTAGCCATTCCTCCCGGGGTGTGGTTCCCACGCGAACCTGTCGTCGAGACCACCATCTTCTCGGACAGGTTCGATATGACGATTAGCCTCCTTCAGCTGGAGCGTGACGCTCCAACCGCCGGCATCGACGCGGAGACCGAACAAGAGGATATGTTCGACCGCATTCAAGGATCCTGAAGGGTCTTGATGAAGGTCAGGTCTCCGGTGCTGGTCACGCTGCCGCCAGCAGCTCTGCCAGCTGGCGCGCGTTGCGCACCCCGTAATCGCCGTAGCAGTTGTTCATCAGCACGTGCACCCGGTCTACCTGTTCGGCGAGGCTGCGGATCGGACCGACCCAGCTCTTCAACTCGTCTCGCTGTATAAGGTACCGAGATCGTTCGGCGGCGCTGATGTTCGGTTTCTCGTAGGTCTCGGCGTTTGGCCGTGGAAGCGGACGACAGCGAGCGGGGTCGTCGATGCCACGACCGGCAGCGTCGACGAACGGAAACCCTGCGGCTCGTCGACCACGACATAGGCGAGACCCAGCTTCTCCAGGAGAGTGATCGTTTCGGCACGTAGTTGTCGGTCATCCAGCCGCCGCCGCGGAACTCCACCCCAAGCGGCCAATCGCTGCGGTCGCGAAGCTGCTTCAGGTAGTCGATGTGTGCGCGTCTGGCCGTGAACCAGTGCGGGAACTGAAACAGGACGCAGCCGAGCTTGCCGGCCGCGACGAGCGGTGCCAGCGCTTGCGCCTGCATCTCCCAGATCAGCTTATCCACCTCCTCCGGCAGGTCGCGCAGGTAAAGGCGGGTCTTCTCGGAGAGGCCGGCTGGCAACACCTCCTTCACCGCCGCCGGCAGCCGCTCGACGGGCCGGGGTGGTGCGTGAACAAGCCAAAGGCTTTGATGTTGAAGACGAAGCCGGGCGGTGTTCGCTCCACCCAGAGATGCGCGTTGCATTCCGAATGCAGGGCGTAGTAGGTCGCGTCCACCTCGACGAGCGGAAACTGGCTGGCATAGTAGGCGAGCCGGTCGGCGGCGTTCCTCGCATTCGCGGGATAGAAGGTGCCGGCGTCGATGAGCGTCCGGTCTGCCCAGCTGCAGGCGCCGTAGTAGACGTTCCCAACCGGCTTACCCGGCTGCAAAGGTGGGGGCGCGTCAGCGTGTCGAGGCGCTATCACCAATCCTCTATCACCAGGCGGCAACTTGACAGCTTTTCGCGTCGTCTTGCACTCTTCATCCGGCGTCGTTACGTCGCCCAAGCGCCTGGCCGGCTGCTTCTTACTGGCGACAACCACCGTACCACCCTTTTTTCGCGACAGTGCTAGCCCGATCAACGACATGACGATGGGCGGCAAACACAGGGTGACGACCTTGGCGGCCCCGATTTACCTGGTGGTCGCTCAATGGGGCGTCGGGACGAGCCGGGCCTTCAACGGCGAGGAGGCTTGAGATTTTCTTGCAACCATTTATTGTGTAGAACTTGCTCGCGGCTGTAGCTGGTGGTGAATAGCATCTTGATGCTCGGTTTCGGTTTGCGCGCCGCATCGGCGAGCTCCGTTCATGCCGCCAGACGTTCGATGTCGGTGAACAGCACGTCGACATGAACCAGCGCTTACAGCAGGATGATACCTTGTGGGCGAAAGCTTGGGGGGAGCTATGAACGGCACCGATCGGCAGCATGTCGAGGACCGCGACGCGGTTTACTATCCTTACATCCACATACGCGACCGGGCATGGCTGAACGGGACCCTGCTATGCTTCCCGCACCTCATGCGCATGGTACCCTCGAGCTATCCCCTGCGTGACGATCCGTGGCTGCGGGAGTATTTTGAGACCGCAGGGCGGAGGAACAAGCCGCTCTTGCAAACCGTCGATTTTTGGCAGGACGAGGTCCGCGAGGTGCAAGGAGCCCTGGCTGCCAAGATCGAGGAGGATGTTGAGCATCACGGACTGGCATTCGCTGATCGCTTCAAACTTCCAGCCACTCTTATAGAGCATGGCAGCAAAGACAGTTTTCAGATCAGCCAGGATCGGCTGATCGGCATCGGTGCCTCCGGCAGGCTCTACGACGTGCTTAGGACGAACGAACTCATCTGGAGGACCTCGCCCGACGAGTTCGGCATCCATCCGGCACTCGGCGAGGCGATCATGGCCACGGTGGCCATGACGCTCGCAGCGCGGGATGGCATGGATGTCGTCACCCCGTCGGGCCCGGTGCACGACGTGCTTGCCGCGCGGCGTGCCGAGTCTGTCTACGACGTATTAGTGCGTGGTGAGCCCGTACTGCCGGCGCACGGCCCGGAGCTGGTGGATGATCTTGCCTCGCTCGTAGTAGTTGGTGCATTTAACGTCGCGGCGCTGTCGGCTAAGGACCTTAGCAAGCTGCACGCGAGTGGTGAGGATCTCGGCACCTTCCGCGCCGAGCTCGCAAAGCATGTGGCTAGTATTCCAGCCATGCCCAATCGCGTTCGGCGGGAGGAGTACCTGCAGGAGAAGGCCTCGGATGTCCTACACCACTGGCATCAACACCGGCTGAACATCTCGAACTTTGCCCGCAGCCTCTACTCAACGGACGCCCTTGACATCGGTGAGAGCGCCGCCAAAGACGCACTTGAGGCTCTCATAGGCGGCGGCTTGGTGAGCGTTGCCAGCCTCGGTCCCGGCCTGATCGTCGGTGTGGTTTGGTATGCTGCGAAACGTGGCTTGCATGCGGTAAAGCAGGCGCGGGAAAGTCCCTATCGCTGGCTGAGCCGGATCCACAAGGAGGGCGCCACTCTCCTCCACGAGCCGCTCTGGGAGTACCGTGTGGTAGCACCACCGCCCTCAATGCCTGCAGCTTCGATCTAACTAGAGCATTTTCACATTGAGTGTTGATAGCCGGCGTGGCGGAAGAAGTTGGCGCACTCGGCCGGGTTGAAGGTGTCGAGGATGTCTCCGAGGCGGCGGCAGAGAGCGTCGATGCTGCGGGCTGGGTGCTGGCGGAGCAGCGCCTTCAGCTTTGCGAAGGCGAGTTCGATTGGGTTCATGTCCGGGGAGTAGGGTGGCAGGTAGAAGACCTGCGCCCCAGCTCGGGCAAGGGCGTTGCGGACCGCCGTGATCTTGTGCGCCGGCAGGTTGTCCATGACGACGATGTCGCCCCGGCGCAGCGTCGGCGCGAGGACGTGTTCGGCGTAGCTCCGGAAGGCATCGCCGTCCATGGCGCCGTCCAGCAGCCAGGGAGCGGTGACGCCGTCGAGGCGCAGGGCGGCGACGAACGTCATCGTCTTCCAATGTCCAAACGGCGCGGCGGCCTTCACGCGCTCTCCACGCAGAGAGCGCCCGTAGAGCCGGGTCATTTTGGTATTGACGCCGGTTTCGTCGATGAACACCAGGCGCTCGGGATCAATGAACGGCCGGGCCGCGTTCCACCCAGCCCTGCGCGCGGCCACGTCCGGCCGCTCCTGCTCGCTCGCCGAGAGCGTTTTTTTTGAAGGTGAAGCCGAGCCGCCTCACTGCCGTCCAGATGCCGCCATTGCTCAGCCATACCCCGTGCCGATCGCGAAGCCAGCCGGGCGAGTGTGATGTCCGGCTCGCTGCGGATCCGGGCGGCGAGTGCCGCCTCCTGGCGCGGCGACAGCTTGCGCGGCCGATGGCCGCGGTTCGGGTTGGCGCTGCTGTCACCGGTCGCCCGCCTGCGGATCAGCGCCTTGTAAATGTACGACACGCTCACCCGGAACAGCGGCGCCGCCTCACGCACCGCCATCCCGCCATCGACCGCCGCCAGCACCCGACTGCGCAGGTCCAGCACATAGCTCCGCCCCCGCCGCCACATCGTCCGACACCGCATCTTGTGGATCCAGACGGAGAGAATCACACATTTCGCCACCCGGGAATCCCCCTCGGCGATTCCACTGAATGCGGGGATGCTCTAGCGGATAAAATCTGACACTAGAGTCCTCGCGTGGACTTCCTCTGAGGTTTGGCGCGCGCGAGTCACGGGCACGCCGGCCGAGGCCAGCTTCGCAGCACCGGCCAGAGCAGACCGGCAGCGATCAGCACCACACCGAAGATGATCAGCCAGCGGCTCATCGCGAAATCTTATCCGCGTGATTCGGGTGGCCAGCTGCGCTATCCCGCCGATCATCGCAAATCCGCTCCGAAGTGGGCGGACTCCTTGAATCACACGCAGATTCGACGCGTCAACGCTCAATCATGGAAACTGATGGGTGGTGAGCGCGTCATCGCCATTGGCAGAAAATACATCTACATATAACGCTATTATATCGACATCGCTTTTAATACCTCCAAGTACAAATCTTCTACTATCTCTTGCTGCGCTTCTCCGCTATTTGCATAGTGATCGAGTCCGGGCGAGGCATTTGTTTCAACAATCCAGAACCTATCGGCTTCATCCCGAATATCTCCATCAACGATTAGATCAACGCCACACAAACGCAACCCCATGTCGCGTGTCAAGCGTATCGCAACATCGCAGAAAGACGAGTGTATGTTGGAGGTAACATCAACTGCATCACCACCAGACGAAAGATTCGCGTTTACCAACAAATAAACAATATCCCCACTCGGTGGAACCGAATTCAACGAAAGACCTTTATGCAATAACATTTCTATTATGCGCGGATCATCAATTTTAATTCTTGTATCCCTATCAGTAGAACAAAATAAACTTTGCTTTTTCCCTATTAGCTCTATAATATTTGACACTCCGTGCGCCACACGATCGATCTCAAATACCTCATTCATTGCGCGAAAAAACTCATGCTGGTTACGAACGAGTGTAACAGCACGCCCCTGACTCTGGCTGTTAGGCTTTACGACCACAGGAAGTCCGATCTCGTTCGCGTACTCCCAACCAGCATGCGTATTTCGCGGGGAGTTAATAAGAGACGACCACTTTTCGGAAAAGAAAGTTTTTCCGTCTATCACCGGATATCCCATTTGGGCTATAAAGTAATTCGTAAAATCTTTGTCCTTGGAAATTTCTGATGAACCAAGCGGATTGAGATCTATGCTTGAATACCTAAAGTAGCGTCTTCTTCCATTCTGGAATGTAATTTGACCAGCAACACCCCATTCTGGCTCTAAGAGGACCGTTGCCCCAATTCGTGGCGCGATCTTTACAAATAGCCGACCAAGCAATGGCGTAAACACTTTCATTGTCTTCATTTGGCATTTTCCTAATGAATGACTTGGACACCTCGAACAACCGAGCTCCGGGACGATCTTGATGTCAATCGGCCCTTTAGTTGCGGGGGCTCGTCAAGCCATATTCGTGGTGCCATCGCCGGGGTAATGGTCCTTTCCGAGGTCGATGCCTCATGATGATGTTCGGGTCGGGTGCCTCAACGTATGGAACGACATGCGGAGCCGTCATCAGCCGATTGACCAATCGAGCCCGATAATTTTGATTGTCATGGCATCCGCCTTTCCTTGCTGCTGACTGCGGCCGATCATCAGATCAACCGGCGGTCGGGAAAAGCGGGGCCGTCCATCCCATCATTGACGCAGACAGACTTGGCTGGCAGACAGACTTGGCTGAACGGCAGCGGCTTGCATACTGGGGGCGGGCCATACATTGTAGCCGAACATCGGCACCAGGATTTCCGCCGTCGCCTGCCGCGTCTGCCCGGACGCATCCGGCGGTCCCGGGCGCCTACGGCCGCGCTTCAGCGTCCAGCGGCCGTCGCGGTCGATCTGCCGGGTGCGCGAGGGCGTCCACCCCTCGGGCACGCCGCCGCCGCGGATCGTCTCCTTTTCGTCGTGGTTCAGCCGCGGCCGGCGTGCCTCGATCACCGTCGCGTCGACGATCTGCCCGCCCATCGCCAGGTAACCCCGCTCGCGCAGCGCGGCGTCGAAGCGCTCGAACAGCCGCTGCAGCGCGCCGGCCCGCGTCAGCTGCTCGCGGAACAGCCAGATCGTCTTGGCGTCCGGCACCGGCTCGTGAAGCGAAAGACCGCAGAACCGCATGAACGACAGCCGGTCCTTCAGTTGGTACTCGGTGGCGTCGTCCGACAGCGTGTACAGCGTCTGCAGCACCAGGACCTTGAACATCGTCACCGCGTCGTACGGCGGACGACCGCCCTTCGCCCGGCCCGAGCGCGCCAAGGCCAGCTCCAGCTCCGCCCGAAACAGCTCGAAATCGACCACCGCCGCCAGCCGCTGCAGCGGATCACTCGCCGCCGACAACGCCTTCAGCCGCTCCTCCGCATCGAAGAACCTGGGCTGTCCCGCCATCACCGTCCTCCCCTAGCCGCAGGATCAGAGAAACAAGCCGCAGCCCCTCGCGCTGCCGGTTTTTCGAGGTGTCCACCCCTGCGTGCTCACTCTTATGCGCTGGATCCATCAACCGTTATTTCAAACACCGCGACCTCGCCAACACCCGAGGAAAAGCGCTTACCGTCGAATTCCTGCGGACTCAGATACCATGCCTGGGAAATGCGACGTCTTGCACTCAACACGGCCGCCGCGACGGCC